CTTGTAGCATTACCTGCAATAAGTCTAGACACCTTTGAAAAAGTAGAGTATACTGACGAAGAAATAACTTGGTTAGCAAAGAACGTTTACTTTGAAGCAAGAAATCAGGGGACGGCAGGAAGACTTGCCGTTGTCATGGTCACATTGAATCGTGTCTCTGATAATAGGTTTCCAAATAATATCAAACAGGTTGTACTTCAGAGTATAACAAGACCCTCATGGAAAGATCCCAATAAGAGAATACCAGTTAAATATAAATGTCAGTTCTCTTGGTATTGTGATGGAAAGAAAGATGTTATTGATGATTGGAAAACGTTTGCAGAAATCAAAAGATTAGTATTGACTTATTTGGAGTTTGGTAGTAGAATTGATATAACTGATGGAGCAACACATTATCATGCTGATTATGTCGACCCATCTTGGGCAGAAACTAAAACGAAGACGATTGAAATAGAAGATCACATTTTTTACAGATGGGAAAAGATTTAATATGCTTAATATAATGACTTCACAGAAATTTTCTCTTTTAATAGAAGAGACGGTAAAAGAAAAGAAACTATCATATATGGATGCCATCGTGTGGTGGTGTGAGAAAAACGAAATGGAAATAGAAGTCGCAGCAAAACTCTGTAATGGTGTGATCAAAGAGAAGTTGAGATACGAAGCAGAAGAATTAAATTATCTAGAAAAATCAGCAAGATTACCGATCTGATTAATGGTTTTACTTAGTGCAATATTGGCACTACTACAATAAATATTCCGTAACACAAAAGTTACACTTTTTTATTTTGAAGGAGAACACATATGTGGACAAAACCAGAGTATACTGAAATGCGGTTTGGATTTGAAGTAACGATGTACATCGCAAACAAGTAAGTAGCAAACTAGATGCCCCTTAATTGGGGCATTTCTATCAGGTGATTATATTATGAATGGATTTGAATATTATAAAATATGGAATGCAATATCATCCCATTTCAACAAGTCTTCCTATGACTATTTTAAATACAACGGAATCATCAAAGTTTCCAAATCATCTTACGAATCAAGAAGAGACAGATATTTCTTCGAGAAAGCATCCAAGAAATATAATTCAGAAGAATTCAAAAAATTTCTTGTGGCAAGTCTCTCGGATCCCTACATAGAAAGTAACTGGATTGGTCAGTTACTCTCAGCAAAGAATGAGATAATTTTTAAAAAATGGAAAAAAAGAATTGAGTCATTAACATATAATTTTAAGGAGGAGATTAACAAAATAATAGATGCTGAGTCGGACTTCGACTCACTGTTTGCATTTAAAGATGGGAAACACCCACTTTTATTTCGTTTGTATAGTAGAAAAAAAGTTTCACTTGAAACTCTTGTGATTTTAGATCAGTTGGTGAACTATACATTATTGTGGGAAAAGAAAGATGATATTGTTATCAATGACATCGTATACATAATAAAGAAGTATAGTCCATTCTTCTGGCAATTCACTGGAGCATCGGTGGATAAACTTAGAAACATAGTGTTGGAGGAATACAAAAATGGAACCAGTTACTAACACAAACATTGTTGAATTGGAAAAACAACTTTGCTCTCTTATGAAAGAAAACAAAGATTTAAAGAAGAGGGTTAAAGAGTTGGAAGTTAATCTATCATACGTAATTGAGCAACCCACGTTAGGAGTTAAAACTTAAAAGCATCAAAAGGTAGCACCTCCATCCAAATGAAAGAGAGGTAGTACAATGATGGTAAAAATATTTGCTGTAATGCTATTGGGAATTAGCACAGTAAAAGCAGAAAAAAGGATCCATATAGAAGATATGGCACAACCAGAACAGTGTGTTTATGCTGCAAAGTTAGGTGCTGCTGCTTCGTGGATAAGGTTACAAAAGTTAGCAACCAGTTGTGACACCATCAAGTATATTTGGCATGGAGATGAAACCGAATTTGAAATAGATTTTATCAAGAGAGTCGGGTGTACTGGATTTATGATGAATTTAGATCCCATGAAAACGGGTGACTCGATATACAAACAATGCATGGAGGAAAGGAGAATTTAAAAAAACTAAATAAAATGCTTGACATTTACTACAACATGATATACAATACATACACTATATTATGAAACATGTGGACAAACTAAAATACAATTAATACGGAGAATACAAATATGGCAAATTCATTTGCAAATCTAAAGAAGTCACGCAATGACTCTCTTAACAAACTTCTAGCAGAGTCTAAGAAACTCAACGAAGGCAGTACACAATCTTCTTCAAATGAGGATAATCGGTTCTGGCAACCTCAAGTAGACAAAGCAGGTAACGGTTATGCTGTTATTCGTTTTATGCCAGATCCCCCAAACGAAGATCTCCCCTACGTAAGAACTTTCAGTCACGGATTCCAAGGAAATGGTGGTTGGTACATTGAAAACTGTCCAACAACAATTGGTGGGGATTGTCCTGTCTGTAAACATAACAACGAATTGTGGAACTCAGGAATTGAAGCAAACAAAGAAATTGTTCGTAAGCAGAAACGTCGTCTGTCTTACATTTCTAATATCATGGTTATCAAGGATCCTACTAATCCTGAAAACGAGGGTAAAGTTTTCTTATACAAGTATGGTAAGAAAATTTGGGATAAACTAAACGACATGATGAATCCAGAGTTTGAGGATGAAGTAGCAAGAAGTCCATTTTGTTTTTGGGATGGAGCAGACTTCAAACTGAAGATTCGTAAAGTAGAAGGATATCGTAACTACGATAAATCAGAGTTCGATTCACCATCAGAGTTATTTGATGGCGATAACGAAAAACTGGAAGCAGTCTATAACGAATTACATTCGCTCAGTGAGTTCGTTGACCCTTCACAGTTTAAGTCTACTGCAGATTTGACTGCTAGACTTGAAAGAGCACTTGGTAATGCCAAACCTACTCCACGTGCGGCAACACCTATGATGGAAGATAATGTTGTGGAAATGCCTACTGGAAAAGAAGCATCTGCACCTGTGCAGAAATCTGCTCCAAGTACGGCAGAAGATGATGATGATTTATCTTTCTTCGAGAAGTTGGCAAACGAGGAGTAGCACTCCTTTTCTGTAACTACCAAGTATTTGGGGGAGCATTTGCTCCCCCTCTTTTTATGGACCGTATACTGCGTTTATGACTTCTGTTTGAATTGGAGACAATCTCTGTTTTGCTGAAGTTGCTGGCATGACAACAGTACTACTGTTGGTGTTCAGTGTTGAACTGCTTGCATTTACTGGAGAGATATTCACAATACCACCTTGAGTACCAAATGTTAGTCGTGATGCCCTATCGACCAATGCGCCATTCAGAGGAACTCCTGCACCAACAACACCGGGGGAAACTTGTACTCCAAATAGACTTGCCAATCCTGATTTTAATTTATCACCAAAATTAAAGTAACTACCAAAATTTAATTTTTCCCATAGTGGAGATGTTGCAATTCTTTCCCCTAATCCTTTAAATGGATTTTCAAAATCTGGTATTTTAAATTCTGGCAATTCAAATGATGGTAGCGAATCCTTAAACTTTTGGAGATCTAGATTCAACAATCCACCAAAGATATCTCCAGTGTCCGAATCATAGAACCATTTTAGGATTGATGTTATCTTTTCGCCCAAATAACCTAGTGGATCGAAATTTTCTGGTATCAGTGACTTCAACCATCGACCAATACTTTGCACACCACCAAGTACTCCATCCCATAATTCTTGTATTGCTTGCTCTGGATTCTGAAATAGGGTACCGAACCATTCAACAACTCTTCGTCCCATATTAAAAACAGTATTTAAAAGATCTATGAATATCTCTTTGAATGAGAAACTGTCTAACCATTCTTCTACATTCTTAAAATTAAGTTTACCCATAACCCAACCTATAAGATCCTTCAACAGATCTAATGGTGCACCAAAGAAGTCTCCAATTGCAGTGGTGAAGAATGCTTGTGCTTTGTCTCCAAACGTTCCCTCGGTATTAAACGCTGCAACTAATCCTTGGAACACAGACATTATTGCACCAACAATCTGACCGATAATCGGAATTTTTCTTAGTGCACTACCTAATCTAGCAAGTGCACGTGCAACAAATCCTGGACCTTTTGTTGCTGCCTTTGCTCCCGCACCTGCTTCTTCACTAAATCCTAACCAAGTTTTTATTCTACCGAAGATCGAACGCATGGATTCAATGACGTTGTCAATTACTGTGCCACCCCAATTACGAACAGCAATCCATTTCTTTCTAGTTTCTTTCAACCATTTCGGAGTAGTTACGACTGGTTTTCCGTCTACACCAAGTCCAATTGCTCGATAGAATCTACTACGAAGGTTAGCAAATCTTTCTCCAATTGCTGCGGATATCGTCAATCCCCCCGGACCACGAAGAGTTTCTGCTAGTTTACCAGTGACTCTCGTTTTTCCTGTTCCTTGTGGATCTATACCGAATACTCGTAGTGTCCGATCCCTTACACCCTTAAACCAATCTCCGATAAGTTGAGTTGCTGGGACTCGTCTTTGTTGTTGTGCTTGTCTTCTTGTTCTTTGAGTTTCTTCTTGTACTCGTCGAGTTCTTCGTTTATTTTCTTCTTCTATCTTCTGTTTTGCTTTAGCACTTGACTTTTCAGTTTTGAACAAATCATCCATCATTCCGCTAACTGCGGTGCTAACTCTTCTTGCTGCTCTTACTGATGTACGTCCTGCCGATTGACCTGCTTTCAGTTCCCAACCACGGAAACCCATTTCGGTTGCCTTGTCTGCAGCAAGGAGTGCAGCAGATATGCCAACGAGTTTCAGAAGATCCTCTAAAGTCTTGTTAATAACTGGAGAACCTTTATCTTTACCTTTTGCTACATCATCTTTCTTTCTCGCATCTTCTCTCATTTTTTCAAGAAGTGCAAAATTGTCACGAACACCCTGTTGCATCATCTTTTCGTTTAGACTGAACAACTTATCTAAAGTGTTCGCCATACGATCAAATGAACTCTGGAGTTTAGTGAACCCCTTTACGAATGACGCATCAATTTTTTTAAACCCACTCTTATTAGCGGATTGCAACTCTTCTAATGCGTTTAATACTGGTAAGTCTGCCATTTAATTTGCTTTTCTTATCTTGTTATAAATTACGGCAATTAACATTGCACCGATTCCTGTTACTACTGCTTCTGTCCATGCCACACCAAAGTGAGAAGGATGAATAGCAATATCAGCAATCATTGTAAAAATACCTGTCAACCAAATATATGCGATATTCTTTTGATTTTCAGCAAAATCAAACAATGAGGCAACCACAATTGCTAGACCAGTAAAGATTCCAGTTTGTGATGCCACCATTGCATGATTGAAAGTAAATACTGTCAGGTCACCTTGTACCATACAGATTCCACAAGCAGTGAATGCTTGTGAAAACTTTTCGAAGAATAATTTTAATTTACGCATAACTTATTTTTTCTTGTTTTGAAATGCTTGACCACCAAAGAATGCGGCAACAATTGCTGCAACTGACACAAAGTATGTCGCTGCCATATCGCCAAGAATCTTCGATGCTTGCTCTAATCCAATCCACACTGCCATTACAACTGCGAATGGATATAGAAGCATACCACCCAAAGCAAACCATGCCATGCTACGCTGTGCGTCACGCATTGCATCTTGGTCTTCAAGTTCTTTTCTTTTAAACTCAAGATACATGTCCCTTTCATCGTCACTTACTACGCCATCACCGTTAGTATCTGCTGGATGGTAACTTGCTTCTTTTTTTACTTCTTCTTCTGCCATGTATTATGCCCTTTGATGTTTTTGTTTTTCTTCTTGTTCCTCAAGATAGTTTTTTAACAAAGTCACATACAAGTCACGTTCCCATGGTATCATATTTTCTAATTCAGTTAGAGAATATTTATGATGTTGCATCAAAGCAAAATTCAAATGGTACATATTTGCTAATGTTTCATGCACCATACTTACATAAAAAAACTTTGTAATCCCTCCAATGTTATATTCTCTTCTTTGCCACACTTCTCACATTTCCAATCAAGTTTATGCTGTAGTTTTG